TCCCGCTGTGGGTTCACTATACTCTGTAGTTACTGGCACACGGTGTGCTGGGATTGCTCGTAGAAAGGAGCTTCTATCATGGCTAATACAGCTAAAAAGACTTCCCCTAAATCTGCCTCTAAAAAGGTTATCGTTAAATCTGTTGAGGTTAAATCTGTTGAGGTTAAACCCGTTGAGTTGGTGGTCACTGACCAAGAGTTGACGTACGACGACATCTGGCACTTTGTTCAAACTCAGGCAGGTGGCAACGAGGCCAACGTAAGAATCGTTGCTCTTGACAATGTAGACCTGAAGTCTGACGCTCCCGTACCATTTGGTTACGGTGGACGGTCGGGCGGTGTGCGTCAGAAAATACAAGACTGGATGTTACGCGGTGTTGAGGGTGATGTCACACTAAAGGCGGTTCTCACTAAAGCCGCACCTCTAGGACACAGTCGCAAAAAGCCTGTCTGTTTACACGCTCTCTTGCATGGTGGGTACTCACCGTCCAGCAAATACTGGATGACACCGTTCGTCAAGCTTGTAGTCCAAGCCTAAGGATTAGGGGACTTCGGTCCCCTTTTCTTCCCATCCCATTCCTGAGGAAGAAAGATAATGAGACCATTCTTGAGGAAATTTGAGGACGTATATATACAAAGGTATATATAATAATTAATCGTTATCAATCATCCTCGGGTCATTGTTAGAGGATTCTAGAGGATTTGGAAGCTACAAAGAAGATAACAAAAGACACACTTTGACATTTTAGCTGTTACATTGGTACTATATTAACTAACCAGTAAAGGGGTTTTTCATGAGTACGAGAGCTGTTTATACGTTTGCTAACTTTGAGGCAAACAATTTCAAAGTTGCTACCGCTCCCCAACATCTCTATGTCCATCAGGACGGGTATCCTGAGGGTGCGGCCAAATATTTTGACGACATGGTCTACTTCGCCGACCTCAGCGAACCTCCAGATCCTGACCTTCTCGGCCAATTTGTTTACGTTATAGAGGAGAATTTTGGGCTTAAAGCTATACCACAAACCAACCGTCTAGATGCAGGAGATCTTGAGTGGGGCTACACTTTAACCTATGTCAAGCCTCTTACTATTAATGTCACGGTACACCGTATAAAAAACGGTACTGAGACTCAGCATTGGTCTGGCACACTTATGCAATTTCTTGACAAATACCTATAATAGGAGAAGGGGGCTGCGGTTCCCTTTTTGTCCCATCCCATTCCTGAGGAAAGAAGAGCCATCCCATTCTTGAGGAAGAGGGCTTATCATCATGTCTATGTATAAATCCTCATAGGCTCCTTATCAATCATCCTCAAATTTCTCTCCGTCTTATAAAATCAGGTCGGCCAAATAAAACTTGGTCACTGGCAAGCGTTGCAATAAAGTAAGTAAACAACAACAACACAGGAGCAGGAAATGGGCGTAATTATTATACTACTTATAATGGTAGGTATTTATGGCGTGTTAAAATAATTATAAATAATACAAGTTCACTATTGTAATACATATTTAGGTGTGCAATAAAGTAAGGGTAGCCAATAACGGCTACAGCCAAAAACCAGTAAAGGGGTATTAAAATGGCACTAAATAAAAACCAAGCAAAAGCAAAAGCAGCAGCACCAACAGCGGCAGCAAAAGTAGTAACACTACAAAACACAGGTACTGCAATTACTAACGCGCAGCTTTGGGCTTTTGTAAACACCCACGCAGCGGGCAGCTTGCACAATGTACAAGTTAAACCACTTGCAAATGTAAACCTAAACGCGGCACAGCCTGTGCCATTTGGTTTTACTGGCAAGGGTACTGGTGTACGCGCAACCATACAAAATTGGTTGCTTAATGGTGTTAACGGCAACAACAGCCTAGCTGCTATACTTAACGCAGCCAAGCCACTAGGGCACAGCACCAAAAGCCCTGTTTGCCTAATGGCAATGCTAAATGGTGGCTACAGCCCCAGCAGCGCGGTATGGGGCACAGGCTATGTGCAGCTAGTAGTGCAGCCACAGCCTACAGCCAAGGCTACAGCCTAACGGCAACGGCTGGGGGTAAGGTACCCCCAGCCACCCACTGGCTACCACAGCCCACCCCACCCCCTACCACCCCCCCTGTGGACGACCTTTGGTTGTGGCGTCAGCTATAACCAAGTTCTGGATATTTCTTCGAGTACCAAAAACATTTTGCGTGGATAGTGAACTGTGCTCAACGGAAAGCCTAGACGACGTACCCCCTATAGTGTGTATTGATTATAGGTTCATTGCCCTTTGAAATTTTTCGATGTATTTATAATATATGACCCTTGACCTTACAAATGTCCCAGAAGAGCATTTAAAGAAATTCGCAAATTTATTAGACCGAGCTAAGGAAATCAGTGAATCTGAGTTAGCGCGTGAAGATTTTATGGAATTTACGAAAGTTGTTTGGGAAGATTTTATTAATGGACGCCACCATAAGATTATGGCTGAGAAGTTCAACCGTTTGGCCCGTGGTGATTTGAAGCGATTAATAGTGAATATGCCACCACGGCACACGAAATCTGAATTCGGAAGTTATTTATTACCTGCGTGGTTGATGGGACGTAAGCCTACGTTGAAGATTATGCAGACTACCCACACTGCGGAGTTGGCGTTTAGATTTGGACGTAAGACCCGTAACTTGATGAATTCACCTGAGTACAAAAAAATATTTGATGTGGAGTTGCGAGCGGACAGTCAGGCTGCGGGACGTTGGGAGACTTCAAAGGGTGGTGAGTATTTTGCTGCGGGAGTTGGCGGTGCGGTTACTGGACGTGGAGCGGATTTGTTAATTATTGACGACCCCCATAGTGAGCAGGATGCGTTGAGCCCTACGGCTATGGAACACGCTTATGAGTGGTATACTTCTGGCCCGAGACAGCGTTTACAACCTGGAGGGTCTATTGTAATTATTATGACCCGATGGGCAGAAAATGATTTAACGGGTAAGTTGTTGAAGCAACAGGCGCGAGATGTTTTGGCAGATAAGTGGGAGGTTGTTGAATTCCCTGCTTTGATGCCTGAGACTGATGAGCCGTTGTGGGGAGAGTATTGGAAAAAGGAAGATTTACTTTCTGTCAAGGGAAGTTTATCGGTAGGTAAGTGGGAAGCTCAGTGGCAGCAAAACCCGACGAGTGAACAGTCTGCTATTTTAAAGCGAGATTGGTGGAAGCGTTGGGAGAAAAAAGAGTTGCCGCCTTTGGAGTATATTATGCAGAGTTATGATACGGCTTTCAGTAAAAAAGAGTCTGCTGATTATAGCGCGATAACTACATGGGGTGTTTTTTATCCTAAGGAGGGTGAACCGCCGAACATTATTCTTGTTGATGCTTCCCGTGGTAGATGGGATTTTCCTGATTTGCGTAGGCGAGCGTTAGAAGAGTATAAGTATTGGGACCCTGAGTGTGTTTTAATTGAGGCGAAAGCTTCGGGGATGCCGTTAACCCAAGAGTTGAGAGCTATGGGTATACCAGTGCAGAATTACAGCCCGAGTAGAGGCAATGATAAATTTACGCGAGTGAATTCAGTTGCGCCTTTGCTTGAAAGTGGTTTAGTGTGGGCTCCAGATACTAGATGGGCCGAGGAAGTTATTGAAGAGTGTGCTGCTTTCCCTGCTGGAGAGCATGATGATTATGTTGATACTGTAACACAGGCTTTACGCAGATTCAGAGAAGGAGGCTTTATCCAACACCCCGAAGATTATGAGGAAGAGGATACAGGTCCTAGGATAAGGAAGTATTATTAATGGCACTACCCCCACGTCCGAGCAATATTGATAGAGCGTTAGTACAGGCTCCGAATGATTTCTTAAGTATAGAAGATGATAATCTTGCCCAACAAGAAAATGATTTTTTAAATGTAGAAATTGTTGAGAATGAAGATGGAGCTGAAATAACTTTTGGCGAGGATGAAGAAACTCTTGGCGAAGAGCCAGAAAACTTTTTCGATAATTTAGCCCCGATGGTTTCCGATGCTTCGTTAACTGGTGTTGCGAGTTATGTGCTAGAGTCTGTAGAAGAGGACCGCAATAGCCGTGATGATTGGGAAGATACTTATGTCAAGGGTTTAGATTTGCTTGGTATGCGGTATGAAACCCGTTCCGAGCCTTTTGATGGTGCTACTGGAGTAATCCACCCGTTGTTGAATGAGGCTGTCACACAGTTTCAGGCCCAAGCTTATAAAGAGATGTTACCAAGTTCAGGCCCAGTGCGAGCTAATATTGTTGGTGCGCCCAGCCCTGAAACTGAGCAACAGGCGAAACGTGTTCAAGAGTATATGAATTACCAAATCATGTATGGTATGGAAGAGTACGAACCAGAGTTTGACCAGATGTTATATTATCTTGGTTTGGCGGGTAGTGCTTTTAAAAAGGTTTACCGTGATGAAGGTTTGGGACGCCCTGTAAGTAAGTTTATCCCTGCGGAAGATGTGCTTGTACCTTATGTTGCTACTGATTTAAAAACTGCTGAGCGTGTTACACATTCTATAAAAATGTCTGAGAATGAGTTACGCAAGTTACAGGTGTCTGGTTTTTATCTCGATATGGAGAAAAAAGGTGGAAAGACTGATGGGTCTGACACTATTACTGATGCTTATGATGATATTGAGGGCAGATCGCCGTCGGGTACGGATGAGCAGTTTACGTTGTATGAATGCCATTGCTTTTTGGATCTCGATGATTACCCCGATGTTGATGAAGAGGGTGAAGAGACAGGTATAAAGCTCCCCTACATTGTAACAGTTTGCCTTGATACAAGCGAGGTGTTGTCTATTCGGCGTAATTATAAGCCAGATGACCCTAGAAAAAATAAAATCCCACATTTTGTGCAGTATAAGTTTACTCCAGGATTAGGTTTTTATGGTTTTGGCTTGATTCACTTGCTTGGGAACTTGTCCCGTACAGCTACAGCTAACTTACGGCAGTTAATTGATGCGGGTACGTTGAGTAATATGCCAGCAGGATTTAAAGCTAGAGGTTTACGGATTGCAGATGAGGCAAACCCGCTCAGTCCTGGAGAGTTTAGGGATGTTGATGTTCCTGGAGGTGATTTAAAAGCCTCTTTAATGCCGTTACCTTATAAAGAACCTTCTGCGACGTTGTTCCAGTTGATGGGTTTCGTAGTAGAAGCAGCCCAACGGTTTATAGGGACAACCGATATGGGTATGGGGCAGGGTAATACAGAAATGCCTGTTGGTACTACGATTGCTTTGTTGGAACGTGGTAATAGGATTGTAAGTGCAGTTCATAAACGGCTCCATTCGTCTATGAAATTAGAGTTAAGGATGCTTGGACGGTTATTTTCAGAGGATCCAACACCTTACCCTTATGCAGTAGGCGTAGATGGGCAGATAAAAACCCAAGATTTTGATGGTCGTGTAGATATACTGCCAGTAAGTGACCCTAACATCTTTAGTATGTCACAAAGGGTAGTTTTAGCCCAAGAACAGTTGAAATTAGCCCAAGCAGCGCCTGAGTTACACAATTTGTATGAATCCTATAAGCGTGTTTATGAAGCATTAGGTGTGAATAATATCGAACAGATATTAAACCCTGAGCCTGAGCCGCAGCCTTTAGATCCGTCAACAGAAAACCAAGAGGCTAGTAAGGTAGCTGGTGGACAAGGGCAAATGCAAGCTTTCCCTGAGCAAGATCATGATAGTCATATAGCTGTACACGCTGCGTATATGAATAGTAAGGTTGCACAAATGCAGCCTCCACTTTTAATGACCCTTGAAAAGCATATTTACGAACATTTGGGTATGAAAGCCCAAGTTGCACACGATCAACAAATGGCACAGGACCCACAGGCACAACAGCAACAGCCTGAGGAACACGCTAAGATGATTGCCCAGATACAGGCACAATTAATTGCTGAATACCAAAAGGCCCAACCTCCTGCACAAGAAGATGACCCACTTGTACGCATTAAGGAACAGGAGTTGCAGTTACGTGAACAAGAGATGCAAGCTGATCAACAGAGCGATCAACAAAAACTTGCGTTAGACCAACAACGAGCTCAACAAACTTTCCAATTAGGACAAGATCGTATAGATAGTACAGAAGACATAGCTCAAATGCGAGCTCGTATTGCCATACAGAAACAAAATCAAACGAGGGGTTAATATGGCTGCTAAGAAAAAGAAAAAGGCAAAAGACGAAGGAGGCCTCCATGTTGCAATTATTATTGGTGAAAACAAAAAATCTAATGGAGGACCTCGGGATGTCGCTCGTCAGGGGATGTCGATGGGTGGCAAACCTGAGTTTATGGGGAATGCCTATCCTTCAGCCGATACTGACAGGGTTAGTCGTGGTGGTGGTATTGCGGTTACTGGGGTAAAATTTAGAGGGATTAAATAAATGAATAAAGGCAGTAGTGACCCGTTTGTTCAAACAACTGAACAGTATACCAAAGAAACTTTAAAAAATGATGGGGCTAAAGAGCCCAAAACTGAAACACCGCAAGGCGAAAGAGCCAGAATACGGAAAAAATTAAATGATTCTTTTATTTCTATGTCAAAAGAAGTAAGAAGAACCAAAGGTAAAGGGGGTCGATAAAATGGAAAAACGATTAAAGCAACTTGTGCAGTTAGCAGAAGATGGTGATGAAAACGCAGCATCAGATATTGCTAAAGAGTTTCCCGCCCAATTTGAAAAGATATTTGGAATCCCTATGCCTAAGTTGGTAAAAATGGGTCATGGTGGTGAAGCGAAATCTGTTAAGACTCCTTCTACACGCAAGAAAAAAGTAGCAAGACCCCAAGGGGTGCGGTCTGCTAAAAAAGGTTTTGGCAAAGCTTACATGACATGACCGAGTTCGACAAAGCAGATCTTGATAAGAATGGCACGATTGAACGGAGTGAGTGGAACAAGCTTGCTTTAGAAGACCGTAGGCTTGTTATTGTTGACCAAGATCTGAAACGAAATGCAGAACGTCGGTTTACGGGTTTGGCTTTAATGGGTATGTTGGTTTATCCGTTTATTATTTTGTTTGCTTCAGTGTTGGGCTTTGATAAGGCAGCTACGTTGATTACGGACATCGCATCAGTATATGTGATTGCAGCGTCAGGCGTGGTTGCCGCGTTCATGGGATTCAATGCGTATTCTGCAAAAGCAGATAGCAAGAAAAGTTCTATAGCGTTTGATAAAGAGTAGAAAGGTATAGTTGAAATGGCAATGTATCCACACAGCGGCATGGGACCCAGCGGGGGTTTTCCCCCCAATATGTCCGCTGCTACTCAAGTAGCTTCCCCCATCCCTGACCAAAATATGCAGGGGCAGATGCAAGTTCTTCAAGCACAGCAGCAGAGGGCTTTACAAGGTGGGATGGGTCAAGGTGGAATAGAACAATTCCTCCAACCTTTTTTGCAACAGATGCAACAGCAGCACCAACAAGAGATGCAGGGGAAAATACAGCCTTATGTGCAAGAAGTAAAACAACTGACTAACGAAACTTTTCCCGATGCTTCTTCAATGCAAAGTATAGGCGGGTTAGGCCAAAACGGGCCAGCGTCTTACACCGACAATTTCAATCCCCGTGAGTTAGTGCAAGCAGGTGTTGGCTCTATGCAAGGGGGATTGCAAGGAAAAGGATCTGATTCTTTTGCCTCTAGTTTTTTTAACTCCCCTCAATATCAGTCGTTATTTGGAAGTGTATAAGGAGACAAACAATGTCAAACAAGAAAATTAGAGGGGTTATTAAAGGCTTGAACAAAGCTTCAAAGCTTCATGCTAAACAAGCCAAAACTTTAAAGACTATTGTAAAAAAGAAGCCAACTAAAAAATGACCTGAGGAAAAACAAATGGGATTGATTGATACACTCGTAGGTCCTGTCACGGGTATCTTAGATAAATTCATAGAGGATAAAGACCAAAAAGCTAAACTAGCTCATGAAATTGCAACAATGAGCGATAAGTATGCACAGCAAATGTCTTTAGCTCAAGTAGAGGTAAACAAAGCTGAGGCTGCGTCGGGGAGTTTGTTTAAAGGTGGTTGGAGACCTTTTGTTGGTTGGATATGTGGAATTGCTTTGTTGTACCATTTTATTCTCACACCTTTGATTTTATTTGGAGTAGGTCTTTCAGGAGCAACTATCCCACCCCTGCCTGAATTTGATATGAGTAGTTTGATGACCGTATTAATGGGTATGCTCGGTTTAGGTGGTTTAAGAACTTATGAGAAACAAAAAGGTTTGACTAAATGATAGACAATTTTGATAAATGTTTGGAAATGCTTTTAGAACATGAGGGCGGTTTTGTTAACCACCCCCGTGATCCAGGAGGCATGACTAACCTCGGGGTTACTCTGCGGGTTTATGAAAGGTGGGTGGGCAAGAAAGTAACTGAAAAAGATATGCGTGATCTTACAGTTGAACAAGTTGCCCCGATTTATAAAAATGATTATTGGAATAAATGTAAATGCGATGATTTGCCTAGTGGACTAGATTGGTCAGTTTTTGATTGGGCCGTAAACTCTGGTCCAGGACGAAGTGCTAAAGCTTTGCAGGGAATTATAGGTGCGACGCAAGATGGTGGCATTGGCCCGTTAACTTTAAAGTTGATAGAGCAGCACGACCCTAAAGAGATGATTAACAAAATGCACGACAAACGGCAGGGTTTTTATGAAGGGTTGAAAACATTTGACACCTTTGGAAAAGGTTGGTCACGCAGAAACCTTGAGACCCGACAAAAAGCTTTAGAGTTACTTACATGAATGAGCTTTACATTTATGAGAATATGCTTAAAAATGTTCGTGATCGGCAAAGTTTGATTCAAGAGGCTTTATGTTTTGGCCCCGTATCAGATTTTACCGCCTTCAAGGAGCTCCGAGCTAGACTCGGGGAGCTTGCCCAAACAGAACAGGATTTAAAAGACCTGCTAGAGAAAGTAAACAAAGTATGACAAAAACACTATATGTGCCTGATTATATTGCTAAGAAGAATAAAAAACAAAAACAAGAAGAAAAAGGGGATTTAGAAAAAGCTTATGTATCTGCAGAAGACAGGTACTTAGAACCTTCTAAACTTACCGACAGCGCTCTAGATAAATTACCGCAACCGACAGGTTGGCGTCTTTTGATTTTGCCATACCAAGGTAAAAAACAAACGATGGGCGGTATAATAGTTCCTGATGAAGTCAGAGAACGTGAGGCTGTTGCCACTGTATGTGGCTATGTATTGAGAGTTGGTCCGCTTGCGTACCATGACTCTAACAAATTTGGCGAAGATACTATTCCTTGGTGTAAAGAAAAGGATTGGGTTTTGTTCGGCAGATACGCGGGAAGTAGATTTAAA